AACAAGATTGTTTGGACTTGCCAGACAAAGTATACACAAAGCGAGTTGTAGAACTTACACCTGAACAAGCTAAAATGTATAGCGACTTAAAAAAGATAGCACTTGGCATATGTGAAGAAGGTACAGTTACCCCTACCACAATATTGACACAATTACTCAGGCTACAACAAGTGTGTTCAGGGCATGTAAAATTAGATGATGGCACAATAAAAACTTTTTCATCAGCTAAAATAAAAGAGTTAGAAGCAGTTGTAGAAGAGATAGATGGCAAAGCTATTATATGGGCTAACTTTACACACGATATTGAAAGCATTGTAAAGTTGCTAACAAATATGTATGGCGAGGATAGTGTAGTATCTTACTACGGTGCTACTAGCACTGACCAACGGGATTATGCCATGTCATCTTTCCAAAATCCAGATAGCCCAGTAAGGTTTTTTGTAGGACAACCTAGAACTGGTGGTTATGGATTAACACTTACTCAAGCATCTACCGTTATATATTATAGTAACAGTTATGATTTAGAAGTGCGTTTACAAAGTGAAGACAGAGCACATCGTATTGGACAAGTCAATAAAGTAACTTATATTGATATTATTGCTGACAAAACTGTTGATGAAAAAGTGCTACAAGCCCTCAGAAACAAAATTAATCTTGCTAGTGTGGTTTTACAAGAAAATGTAACAGATTGGATAGTCTAACGAAAAAACGGATCCGAATAAGCTCGATACAGTCATTGGAGCGTGGTGCTGTAGTATGTTTGTACCCTAAAATTACTTCCCATTCTTAGTAAGGTACGCAGTAGTCCCCATGTACGTTCCAACTATTCCAGCACCAGAAATATAGAATAAATTGCTAATATCCGCTAATGCTTCTACTCTTTCTATAGGAACAACAAACATAGCGACTGTAAACACCCCCATGCCTATTAATGTGTATCTTGCCATGCGAAGTTGTGCTAGATTTTTGCGTGCTTTTGTTTCTGTATCTTTTATTTCTTTCATGCTAGAAAGTTCTTCATCAGAAACTATACCGTCACCATCAATATCATACTCTGCATATTTAGATTTTTTTTGTAATTGTTTTTGTGTCATCTACTTTCCTTATATAGCCATGCAAGAAATATTATAAAACCTATGACGGTACAAAATAAAACAAACCAACCAATATACTCCCATATTTTTCTAATTAATTCTTGGCGTTCATATATTTCTTTTTGTCTTTGTTTTCTTATTTCTGCTTCCATATGTAAAATCTCATTCCAAGAGTTTGCTCCGTAATGAAAATTTATGAATGATTTTAATTCTTGCCTTTGTGCTTCCAACTTTTTCTTAGCAGTAAAAGCCTCAATCGCACTAGCTTCTATTTCTTTGCCTTTAAATAATTTTCTGAGTGGAGAGGCATTTTTTGCTGACTTTTCGGCATTATCAATATCACTCAATGCACCCATCCAACGTCCCAAATCTTTACCCATAGATTCAATATCACGACCAATCGCAAAACCATTTTTTATTGCTGTGAAGGCTTTACTCGCCGCAGTTATTGCTAATCCAATTGAAGCTGGATCCATGATTACCTCTATACAATATTAACCACCATCATTCTATTTACGAGTCTATCAGCACGATTAGTCACTTGGCGATACCATCTAGAGTCTTTCATTTGTTCAGATGCTTCAACCCAGTCTCCACTGTCTACGGCTTCTTTCATCTTCTTAAATCCAGACATTCTAGGATAACCCATATTGAACATCATGTTGGCGATGATTAATTGTACCTCTTCAGGTAAGTCATCGTAGTTGGAATATAACTTGTTGCAATCATTCAATGTGATTTGTATATCAGACGCAAAACAAGCATCAACTCTATCCTCCGATACTGGAGTCCCAACTGGTTGATTATATTCAGGATCAGTTTCTTTTACTAAATGACCTATGCCAAAGGTCGGTAACCCTAAATGATCTAAATATATTTCGTGTACACAACCTTCGTCTTCAGCTATTTCTTTTTGTAATTGTTCTAAGTTCATTTATGTTCCAAGATCTCTTTCTTTTCTTCTTGCTTTTTGTAACGACCTTTGTCTTTGTCTTAAAAATGAGTCTTCTTGTCCTTTCATTACATCTCTTAATTTTGGTACGTTTTTGAATCCTAACATGTTTTTTGATTTATTTACAAGGTCTATCAACATATCCTCATTTCTTATTATGTCTTCTGGACTTACGTCTGGATCAGGAAACTCACCTTCCATGCCTTTTTTCAAGCGTTGTTCAACCATTCTAGCTCTAACTTCTCCAGCATTATTTTTATAAATATCACTTGCCAATGCTACTTTCAAAGCTCTTTTGATTGATCCCTCGTTGCCGTCTGCTATTTGTGCAAAAACACTACTTGGACTACTACCATCTGCTCTACGTTCTATACGATCTACAAAATGTTGGACTTCGTGCATAAGTGTTTCTTCTAACATTTCTTTATTTATTTTGTTTCTATTAGATATTTTTATTAATACTTTATCTAAAATTATTTCATCAGTCAAAAGTGATGCTGCTCCACCTCCCTCTGATACAATGTCACGATCATCACTTATTGCTACCGTAACTTTTTTGAGTTGTGGGTATTGTTTGAATAAATCAGGCATGCCTTGTAAAATATCGGTAAGTTTTACCTCTTTGTTTTCAAATGCTTTTGTATTTGTAAATTTTTTAGGTATAGACATTTTACTTGTATCTATTTCAAAACTCAATCTACCATCTATAGGGTCTTCAAAAGATTTATTCTTTTTAAAAGTTTCGTCCATGCCTTCTTTCTTTACCATGTCTACATGTTTTTTTAATATGTTAGGTCCATCTTTAGCATTATGTGATGCTATAATATTTAGTTCTCCACTTTTGACTGCACTTGGAGCTCTAACGGCATTTAACAAGGCTAGGTTTAATCCAAAATCAGACGTAAACTGTGTTGCTCCTTCTGTAAACAGAGGGTTATCAATAGAAGCTATACCAAGCTCTCCTTTAAAGGCTTTACTAGGGAGTTGAAAACTTTCAATCATTGAGTCAATAAACTCTGGTGTATCAAACTGTACATCTTTTTCTTCGCCAAATTTTCTTACTGAAAAAGGTAGTATTGTTCCTTTGACTCTTGGTGGTGGTAAAGCGTCTGATGGATTAAAAGCTGTAAGGTTTTGAGTGTCAGGTGTTATGGTGTTCACGTTAACCCCATAATTCCTGCTCTGTTTGCAATAGCCGTTCCCGTGGTATCAAATGGGAATAGACTTGCGTATTGCTGGTTGTTTGGAGGATTAACATTACCCCCACCTGATACCTTGGGAAGACTTAAATTCAAATTTGCTGTGTTTGGTGTAATTGTATTGCTTGCGACTTGTGTAGTGTCATCTGTATCAAGAGCTGACACATTAGGAATTTGATTTGTTCTTAAATATTCATCATCTACAGTTTCTGGTCCTGCTGGATCAGCAAAATCTGTGAGTTGATACTCACGAGCAATAGAATTTAAAACAGCTGTCAAAGTTTCTAAAGTAAAAAGTTTACTTCCTGGTCTATTAATAGCTTTATCAAGTTGAGCTACGGAAGGAGGAGTAGATAAAACTTTTGCTAATAAATCTGCTTTCATAATAGTTGCTATCGCACCTAAATCAAGATTATTAATAAGTGCTCCTACTCTTGCTCCAGTTGCCATTTGACCACCAGTGTCTAAAGCCTCTTGTGTAAAGTGTGTGTAGTTTCTTATATTTTGTAAATGTTTTATATATAGTTTATTCAGCGAGCCGTCAGGGTTTTCAAACAAAGGTCTAAGTTTGGCATACGCTTCAGTATTAAAATTTGTTAAATTATTTATTTCATCTACAAGTTTCCCAGCATTTACCACTTGTACTCCTGGAGCCATTGGAGACGTGCCTTTGATTCCTGGATTTTTAAATATATTATCTAAAACAGCATGCCTTAATTCATTTAGTTTAGGATCATTAAACCCCTTAAAGTCTGGCGATGCTTTAAGTTTTTTAACATAATCTCTTATTTCAGCCTCTGATGCTTCTTTAATAAATGTTTTAGAGGTTTCTAAGTTTAATAATTTTTTCTTTTGTATTTGTTTAAATACAGATCCATCTATAAAGTCTATCTCTTTAACAAAATTTTTTAATTTGTTTTGTGCTTGTTTACTTGGAAACATCATATTTAAAACTCCTGGTTGTTCTTCCATGAGTTTTTTTATGACTTCTCCAGCTTTCGCTGGATTATGAGTAGCATATGTAATAAAAGCATTACCTAAATCTTGTTTAAGTGTTTTTTGTGTGGCAAGATTTAAGGTTTTGTTTTTTCCTGCTTGTTTAACAAAATCAAAAAATAAACCAAATGTTTCATCATCTACCTCACCGTCAAATATTCCAGCTACAACTTTTCTAGGTTGTAGAGAGCCTTGAGGAGAGAAAAAATTAGCAAATGAGCTACGCATTGTAACACCGTTTCTTAATTTAAATAATTGTTTACCCTCATCAAGATATTTTAGCATGTCTTTACCAAACACATTATTATTTACTCTAGGGTTTGAAATGGCATCATCAATTAATTTAACCAACTCTTTAGCTTGTCTACCACCAGAGCCACCCTCTTTAATAATTTCAGCTAAATCATTTCTAATAGTTGTGATTTGTTTTAGTGCAGAAAAAGTTTTAGTAACACCTAAATCATTTGTAATTAATTTTTTAACTTCAGGATTTATAATATTTACAAGTCTTTGTAATTGACCACCTAACTGACCTTCAGGAACATTCAAACCAATAGTTCCGTCTTGCTGTTTATCAGTTGGTTTAGGTTTTTTTCTTGTTCTTATACCATAAAGCATCTCATTTGCTTTATCAACAACTTTATTTAAATCAAACACAGCGTTTGCTGAATTAGCTTTTTGTGAGGCTTGTAGAAACTTTTTATCAATATTTATATCTAAAGCAGACTTTAGGTTATTACTATCATTAATAATTTTTTGAAATATTTTTGTGCTGTCTGGATTTACTTTCATATTTAAAGAATCATCAACATATTTTAGTAGATCAGCATTTAACTGTTGCCCTTTGAAAGCTATAAAGTGATCTAACTCACCTTGTGAAAAATTTTGAAAACCACCCTCAACTTTTGTTTTAGCCTCTAATTTTTTTAATATTTTTTCTTGTTGGTTTAATCTTAGATCTGTTACACGTCTTGATAGACCAGAAGCTTGAGCATACAATTTTGAAGCTAAATTACTCTTTGTTGCAAGTTGACCTATACCTAGTGGAGGAAGCTTTTCTTTAAATGCAAACTTTTGAGCTTCTAATGCTTCTTTAGGTACTTTGCTGAGTAACATATTAAAAGGCACTCCTGCTTCTTCACCTTTTAATTTAGCTACAAAAAATTTTCCCATTCCTGGAGCAAACTGATTTATTGCTCCTTCTACCAATCCTTGTAATGCTTGACTTACTGTAAATTGTTCTATAAATTCATCTCTACTTACATCTATACCTTCTTGGGCAAGTTGTTTATCAATCGCATCGCCTATGATAAAACCTCCTGCTGTTCCAAAAAACGGATTTAGAAAAAATCCAGCTATCGATCCTGCTGTAGAAAGAGTACCTATTGTGCCAGTAGCATCAGCTATTTCACCAGTTATATCACTAAACCCACCATTTGGATCTACCCTATAAATATCACCATCAGGCACTAAACTAAACACTTCTTCAGTTTTGTTGCCACCAACACCAACACGCATATATGTAGATCCTGGATATTTATCCTCAAAATACTTTTTACGATCTTCAAAAAAATCTTTACGAGCGAGTTGGTCTCTTGTTTTAAATAGATCAAAACCTTCTAAGGTGCTTGCGTTGATACCCTTGTATCTAGAACCAAGTGTGTCTTTTAACACATTTTCTATACGATCATTTTCTTGTTTCATACTTGTTAAAACAGTTTGTATTCCGTCAGGATATCTTGATAAAACATCTGGTTTAACACTATAACTGTACAACAAAGGATTAGCACCAAAAGCAACAATATCATTTGCATCAGGTATAACAGCATCAAGTAATGAGAAAAAATCGGAGTCTGGAACTACTTCTAATGAAGTACCCTCTGCTGTTTTAGCCTCTGTTTTGTCTGGTCCTGCCGTTTTGTAAGTAGGCTGTATTTTATCTAAATCAAGATCCAAATCAAAATCTAATATTTTTTCTTTAGCTAGATCTCCAGCTTCAGGAAAACTTGGTTGTTCTTGAAATTCACTAAAATCGTCTGCCATTTATCTTACCTTTAATGTTAACCCACCCAAATTAAATAATTGATTTCTTCTTTTTTGCCCCTCAGGTGTTTGTGGATCTAAAAATTGATCTATATCTCCTGGCTCTCCAAACCGTGCTTGATAGTTTTTAGCTAAGAAATCTTTAATTTTTGGTATAGCAAGTGAATCAAACTTACCTCTATCTCTGTAGTTTTTAGAAATATTGTACATAGATACATTTATTTCATTTGCAGGAACATTAACACGATTACCTCCTGCATTAACAAATAATTGTGCAGGATTTGTTTGAACAGCGTTGGCTACAGAATTAGCCTCGTCTTGTGTGATTATTGGATTCTGTTTTCTCCACTCTCTAATTTTTCTATCGTGAAATAAATATAAATCCCTACCAGTTAAGTTTTTAGCTTCAGGACTAGATAATATTTTAGTTGATTCTTCTTTTTCTTTCTTAGCCCTTTCAGCTTGACCATTAAACATTTTTTGTAATAATTTAATACCGTCTGGAGTGTTAGTTAATCCTGGAGCCGCAGTCTGTATCATTCTTATTTCTTCAGTATTTAAGTTTCCAGGAAGATACTGAGCAAAAGCTAAAGCAAACTGTGTTGAAACAGAGGCAATGGCTTCACCAGATGCAATACCACCACCAAAAAATGCCTTGTAATCTGCATCACTAACCTTACTTTTAATATAGTTATCCATCTGTGGGAACGCTTTGGCAATCTTACCAATGAATAATCTTGTTGGTGCAAACATACCAGTTTGAAAGTTTTCTGATAGTTCAGATGCTTGATTAGCAAAAGTAGACATTTTAGTTACATTAGCTAGACTTTCATCTGACGCTTTTAACTGTGATTTTAATAAATCATTAAATACTTTCTTTTCATCAGCACGAGGATCATACTTAGACTGTGATATTGTTTTAGCATCAAAATATCTTTCTAATAATTTTTGTTCGTATTTCTGAACTGTTTTTTCTAGTTCAAACTCAGGCATGTTGTTTCGTTGTGCTTCTTCCCTAAAATTAGATACCATGTTGTTTACTACTTTTAAAAATTCTGTTTCTTCACCAAATATTTTTGGCTGTAATGCTTTTAGTTCTAGAACAGCTCTTTGTTTATCTTGATTGGTAGATTGTTCATTGCTCAAGATTAATCTATTGTTTGTATATTGTTGTATTAATTTCTGTGATTCACTCAAAGGTGTTTTACCTTCAACAAGTTGCATAATTGCACCAGAGCCTGGATCTAATGTGTAATAACCAAAATTGTCACTTCCAAAAGTTTGTAGTTTAGCCTTACCCTCTATAATTGTTTGACCAATTTTTTTAGTCACTGGATTATAAGTAACTTTTCTACCATCAGGACCATCGAGTATTTGTATATCAGCTTCTTTTATTTTGTAGCTTTTACCATCAGGACTTATTTGTACTAAACCTAAACCATCAAAGTATTGGAATTTACTAGCACCCTCTGAAAGTGTTTGAGTAGCACCAGTTTTCTTATTCACAAATACTCTTTCACCAGAATCAGTTGTCATTATTTCTGTATCAGGTGTGCCTAGTTGTGTAATCAAAGGTTTATATAACTCGGCTCTTTGTTTTGAAGCATCTTGTTTAGCCTCTGCAAACGCTTTGGCTTCTTTTGCTTTTAACTCTTGGGCTTCTTTTGCTTTTAACATTGATAGTTTTATCAAAGGATCAGCTAAATTTATTGTTTCTGGAGCTGTTACAGCATCAATAAGTGTAGGTGATCTACCTACTACCTGACCAAATTTTGCTAATTGTAAATAAGGCAGTATCCCGCTGTACTCATCATAAGCACTTGGAGCATCTGTAAACATACCAGTATAATCAGATCTTTTAGGCATAGGAACAAGTTGTTGTACAGCTCTTATACCTTTGATTGGATCTTGTTGTCCAAAAACATTACCTTGTTGACCTATCAATTTTAAGAGTGTATTAGTATTCATTACCCCAGGATTACCAACTGGATTAGTATCTACTTGTTTAACAGAACCTTTTGAAAGCATCATGGGTTGTTGTCCACTTTGCATTCTAGCCATAGCTTCCATTTGTTGTGTTTCATCAATGTTTGGTGCTACTGGTACTTCTGTATCTAAATCAGCTATACCACCAGTAGATTCTATCACTGTCATTAAAGGTTGTACTATGGTAAGAACAGACTCTGGTGTTTGTTTTGCATCTTGTTCACCAACTAATTGTGCTAACTCCATACGTCTTTGTTCTACACTAGCTTCATCACCACGGATAGCATCCATTATTTCTTTTGGATTATCAGCCTCATCAATATTTTGAAACAATGTTTCAATGCCCGAGGTTACATTACTCAATGCCTGAACTGATTCGTTATCTTCTAACCCTGATGTAATTCCGCCCATCGGCTCATTTGTTAACATTTGCATTAAAATATCCCCAATTTACTTCCTGCACCATACAGACCTAAACCAGTAATTCCAGCTCCTAATGCTTGTTGAAATAAAGGCACTTGTTGCTGTCCTGGACCAGTAAGTGTTTGTATCTGTGTACTTGGAACACCTCTTAATATATCACTATAAAAACTTAACCTTTGTTGTGGTTCAAGAAAAGCAAATCTTTCTCTATCAACTCTTGCTTGTTCATCTGCTAGACGTTGTTGCTGTTCAACTTGTCCGCCTCTGAGTAAAGCATCTGCATCTGTTAAGGCTTGTTTTTGTGCTAACTCACCTATCCCTGCTTGTTGTGTTGCAAGATTAGATAGTAATCCTGCTTGATTGGCTAGACGTCTTTGTTGATTTTCAAATGATGTTAAAGCTGATTGTTGAGCCTGACCAAAATTCCTTGCTAAATCTTCAAATATTCTTCTGCTTGCAACATCACCTAACTCACGTTCAGCAATACCCTCTAAAACACCTTCGCGAGACCCACCAAATGCTCCAGCTCCAACAGCAGTGGCTTTTCTTTGAACTGGTCAATCATAGTAGGGTCAAATATACCAGTAGATAAAGCACCTACACCTTCAGCACGATCTAATGTTTGACCTGCTCTTTCTAAAAAAGGTCTATAACCACCAATACCACCTTCAACATTGCCTAACTGTTGTAATGCTTGGACTTGAAGAGGTGATAAACCTAACTGATCGGGAGTTAGGTTAGCTAATTGTTCCATAGAAGGTGCTGTTTCTGCTAATGCCTTCGCTTGTTCCATTAATCCCAGTTTATAGGCTTCTATTTCTGGGGCTTCTCTTTGTATAACGGTTTGTGTTTCAGCCATTATGCTACCTTTTCAAATCTTTTCATCATTGCATACATACGTTTTGCACCTTCTTTACGGTCACCACCTCCAGCACCTTGTACTGCTTTTGCATTCATAACAAACTCACCATCACTTAACATAGCTGGTATAGAATCCGAGGTTGATGTTCCAGGACCAACGATTTCACCACCATCAGCTCTGTTTAAATAGTATGGGTTTTGACCATAAAAATCTCTTAGCCTAAAATCTTGAGGATACATTTCTAATAAATCTTTGCCAGTTAAAAATGTTTCTCCTCCAGTCTCTTGGTCTTGCACTGTAAATATCGGTAAACCAGATTTGTCTAAACCATATAAAGTAAGACCTGCGATACCAGTAAGAGGAGCAAACTTTTCTAAGGCACTTGGAGCTAGATCTGCTTTAGCTGTTTTAACTGCTTTCGTCAAAATCTCAGCTTTTTTATCTTTGCTTAAATCAATACCAAGTTGTTTAGCTAGGTCAAGTTCACCTTTTGCTGTTGCTTGTGCTGATTTAATTATCTCATCAGTAGTAGGTTGTATACTTTGTCTTGATGGAGATATATAATCTTCATAAATACCTTTAGCTTTGCCCCCAAGTTCTTTTATAGAATCAAGTATTCCAGTTTCTTGTGGTTTTGTTCCAATAAATCCAGCGTCTTTTAATGCTTGCCCTGAAATGTTAGCTGAATCAGATATATTTAAAATACCAGAATCTCTTGGTTGCATTGAACCAACCGTACCTTTTGGTAATGATGTTTGAGTTGTTCGAAGGTCTGGTTTCGGTGTTATTATTGATGATGTATCTACAGTGGTCTCACCACCACCAAATAATTTTCTTACATCAAAACGATCTGTCAGTCCAGCTTCCGTGCCAGTTGCACCAAAGCCACCTTGACCAAAAGCCATATTACCTAATCCTGCTAAACCTCCAGCTATGATAGC